CCCTCAATAATAGACTTTAAGACATCAACTAAAGAACGCAAAGAAGAATGGAACGAATCTTATTATATTCAATGTTCTGCATATGCAGAGATGTTCCATGAAAGAACTGGGCAAGAAATAACACAGATTGTTATTCTTGTTGTTACAGAAGATGGTACAGTCCAAGAATTTAGTGAGGACAAATCTAAGTACCTTCTTGCGTTAGAAGAAACCGTTACTGAATGGAGAAACCAAAATGAAACACCTAGTAGCAATAATGACGGTGTTTCTACTCATAGGGTGTCAAACAACTAACTCAACACCTAATGCATTAGAACCCGAATTAAAACCTGTAGAAAAGGTTGAAGAGAAGAAAGAAAATAAGACTGTAGAAAAACCTAGAGTGAAGGAAGAAGAAACAGTAGGACAAGTAGTTATGTCCCACAAACCAGTAATATGTGGAGATATACAAGATATACATAAGAACTTAAAAGAAAATGCTCAAGAGATACCTTTTGCAATGTGGAAGGATGCCACTTATGGACATATGGTAATGATGTTTGTAAATCCAATATCTAAAGCTGTAAGTCTTATGGAGTATCCACCTAATATGGGAAATCTTACATGTTTTATATCTTCTGGTGAGGATTTACAGATATTGCAAAAATTGGGTACAAAAACTGGACATAATATTCATTTTGTCCCTTGACATATATTAACTATTATGGTATAAATAGTGTACGGTTTGATGATACAAACTGAAAACTGAACTGGACGAGGGTGCAATTCCCTCCACCTCCACCAAAAGGAGATTAGTGTGGAAAAGATATTAATAGGGGATCAAGATGAAGAGCCCCTTAGTACGAGAGGTAAGTAAGTGGATGCTTAGAGCATATATCGTTTGGAGTATATGTGCAGATATAACCTTACTTGCTGGTATCATATATCTAGTCTTTTTTTGATGGGGGTGAATTAGGGTCGACAGGCAGAAATAGGTAAGAGTAGAATCGTGGATTGGACGCCTAATAGTCCACTATAGTAAATGCAAACGATAATTTTGCATCTCAAGATTACGCACTAGCTGCTTAATCGGATAGGGTTTCGGGGGTTTCCTAGTAACAGAATAACCCCCACTTTGAAACTGTCATATAAGGAGATATTATATTATGACTAAGACTACCCAAGCAACGAAAGTTGCAAACGCACTACAAAGTGGTGCAGAACTAACTGCTAAACAGATTACATCACGTTATGGTGTTAAAAATGTTCGTGCCGTTATTAGTAAACTTCGTTCAGAAGGTTTTTCAATCTATCTGAACAAACGTGTTTCATCTTTTGACGGAGAAACATATAGTAAGTATATGATTGGTGCGCCAAGGCGTTCAGTCGTAGCTGCCGGATACGCCGCTCTTCGTGCATAAAGAGTATTCAAACTAACGCACTAAGGCGAGTTTGTCTTAACCCCAAGAACGAATTGTAACACATATCGTATCGGAAGGGTTTACATAGAAAGGAATTGCGTGGAGTTAGATACCAATTATAAACCATTATTCCCTCTGGTATGGGGAACGCAAGGGGTCACTACCTAATAGGTGCGTGGGGGGTCATGGTTAACCCCCCATTTATTAGAGGATTTATTATGTCATTAAACACACCTAAAACATTTGCTTTAGAAATTGAGAACATCGTAAAAGAAAAACAATTATCCCATATGGATGCAGTTATTTGGTATTGTCAAAAAGAGGGTATTGAACCAGATTCAGTGGGTTCTTTAATATCCAAAAGTCTAAAAGAAAAGATTGAGGCGAATGCTAGGGACTTGAATTTCCTTCCAAAACAAGCACAGTTACCAGTTTAGGAGTAAGTACATGTTTGCACTATTATTAATTTTCCCAATCTTATTCATGTCCAACAATGCAGAATTTTTTGATAAAGTTCGTGAGGACAGAGCTAAGGGTGCAGTATGGCATAAGATAGATGCCAGAAAACCAGACCCAAAAGCAAAATCATTACCACTACAAGTTTGTGACCCAGAAACAAACGAATGTGGTGAACCATATGTAATTTATAAGTTGAAGATGCCTGAGGAGTAAACCTTGGAACCTGTTGATGTCTATTTAATGTATTGTGCATTAAAAGCCCATTTTGGTAAGGGGAAATACGACTACCACCAATATAAGGGCAAGACAAAAATTTCCAGAGAGTCCTTTTACAAACGAAAAGATAGGTATTTCTTTACCAAACTTGCAAAGAGATTTGACTCTTATAAGGAAGTTGAGGGGTATCTAGTATCAAATTTCATTAAAGATAGGAAGGGGTACATCGTGAATTTTAATGATGAAAATTATGATTCATGGAAACTCCGTAGACAAGGATTCTTTGAAATGTTTCCTGTAGAAATGTATCCTTTTGTCTCCAACTTTGAACCTATTTTTAAGGTAGAGAATAATCAACATCCATTATTAATGAAAGAATATCTAGGTGGTAGAGTCTCTTTAGAGTCTCTTATCATTCTTGATGAGCTTGTCCAATATACACCCGATTGGAATAAGAAATTGAAGGGTGATGTTGTTTGGGAACCCCTAAAAAAATTGATGAAAGATTACAAAGGGTTCTTGACAATTGACGCAAAAAGGTATAGAATGAAATTATTAAACTTGATTGAAAAGGAGTCCAATTGATGGAAGTAACACTTTACCTTGACAAAGGTGATGCACTAAGGGAAGATGGTTTTTTTGAAGCCAAAGTTTCCAAACTCAAAGAGAGGGTTAAATCTCTAGAAGCAGACTGTGCCGAATTGGTTAAGACCAATGAGGAGTTAGGTCAACGGTGTAAAGAACTTGCATCTAGACAACCCAAGTGGCCCGCTGGTTATCGTCCTAGACGATATAAAAACAACAACCAGAGAAAGTTCAATGGTAAAGGGTAGTGTATCTCTTATTGACCACATGGGAAGTGACTTATCAGTAGTCAACGCTGCTCGTGTATCCTTTGCAAAGACTTCTCAATGGGAATCAATTCCAGAAGCGGGGCCTACAGAAGGACTACTTAAATATGAGGATGAACGCCTCATATCATACCTTGCGAAACATGACCATTGGAGTCCCTTTGGTCATGCTTCTGCACAATTCCATATCAAAGCACCTGTATTTGTTGCAAGACAACTCGTTAAACATCAAGTAGGTTTGGTGTGGAATGAAGTATCAAGACGATACGTTGACTATGAACCAGAGTTCTATGAACCCACTGAATGGCGACTAGCCGCAGAGAACAAAAAACAGGGTTCCTCAGATGAAACTGTGGAGTACGATATTTCGCCACTCCATGAAAATTGCAAGGAAGTCTATCAGTATATGTTAAAGGATGGAATTGCACCAGAAATGGCCAGAATGGTCTTACCACAGTCTATGATGACTGAATGGTATTGGAGTGGAACACTCATGGCGTTTGCTCGTGTATGTAATTTACGATGCAAACCCGATGCTCAATTAGAAACAAGAGAAATTTGTGATGACATAGATTTGGCTATGTCTGAACTATTTCCTCACTCATGGGAAGCGTTAAGGGAGTAACATGTCTGATCCATATTACGGTAATGAAAGTAACATTTATACGGTAGACAAGATCATCGTATTGATGGAAGAAATTGCAGTCTTAGAGAGTCGGTTTGAAGAACACGACACTGGACATCTAAGAACAGCAGTAAATGTTTTAAAACATAGAGTAAAGGAGTTGAAAGGAAGAGTTCATGATTAAAACTTTTATGTTGTTACTAGCCTTCACGATCACTGATCCAGAAGGTTTTGAAAGAGATGAGAAAGTTCACATCTTATCCCGACATTTTGATACACAAATAGAATGTGTTGACTTTGTGAATAGTTGGAGTGGTATTATTGAAAGTAGAGGCTTGAGTACGGTTAGAGGCATGTTAGCTGAAGGTTGGAGAGTTGATATTGCAGAAATCGGATGTGCCGTTAACCCGACTCAAGCTATTGAAAAAGTTACCATTGCAAAATTTGTTGATGGAGTAAATATTTATGATAACAACCACGATGAATCTGATTCCCAGTAGTAGTTACCAAGAGCAAGGCCCTATGTGGGTTCCTTCATTTGTAGGTGACGTAGCTCTCATCATAGGTAATGGTGAAAGTAGGTCATGGTATTCACCATGTCACCAAACTATTATGCGTGATGGAGTTGATACTTGGGGATGTAATGCAATCTATCGTGATGGAAAGGTTGATAACCTAGTCGCAACCGACCCAGCGATGCAACAAGAGATTTATAAATCGGGGTACGTCCATAATAATACCTGTTGGTTTCTAGAATGGAAGAAGATACCAGCAACAATAGGTGACACTTTTTTAATGGGGTTTGATATACCAGAGGATTTGGTACATCTCCATAAAGAAGAAGGCGCTGAGGAATGTATTGTTCGTGGTAAAGACCCTGCTACTGTAAAAGAAAAGATAGACATTGCAATCAAAATGTACCCAGAGTTGGACACTAAAGACCTTATACAAAAAATGGAAAAGGATGTTGGTGTTTGGATAACAGAAGTACAACCAGACGATGGTGTGATTGAAGTAGAGTATCCTACAGGGTGGTCTACAGGATGTACCGCTTTACATCTTGCATCAAGAGAGAATTACAAAGAGGTTTACTTTATGGGGTACGATTTATCGTCTTATGATAAACCCCTAAATAACATATACAAGGGTAGTGATAACTATCTGCCTGCTGACTCCAAAGGGTTTAATCCCACAAATTGGGTGATGCAGATGGAGACTACTTTTAAAGAGTTCCCAGAAATCCAATATTATTGGGTGGATGCACAAGTGGAAGAATTTAATCATTTTCCAAATGTAGGGTACTTGACAAAAGACGACCTTTGTGATAAATTAAAGATACTTTAACATACGATAATATACATTAACATAAGGAGAAATAATATGTCGTTAGCAACGCTTAAGAAGCAAAACTCGTTGGACAAACTGTTAGGTGCAGTTGAGTCCGAAAACAAACCTTCTG